CACGTCATATTGTTACTAATATTTTAGATACTGAAAAAGTAACATATGATATTAAAGAAGTAGCAGCATTGATTAAAGAATGTTATCCTGATGTTCGTTCAGTAATTAAAAACTTACAATCATGTGTTAAAGATAACAAATTTACTTACGTTGTACCTGATAGTGATTGGTTAAATAAATTAATTACTATATTAGCAAGTAGAGATAGTAAAGCGTGGTATACGATTCGTCAATTAGTAGCAGATGTACAAGTTGATGATTTTCAAACAGCATATCGCTTTATGTTCGATAATTTAGAAAAATATTCATATGGTCATGATGCTGAAATATCAGTAGTATTAGATGATTTTATTTGGAGAGCAGGTGTAGTGCCTGATAAAGAAATTAACTTCAGTGCTGCAATAAGTAAGATACTTGAGATAAATAAAAAACAAGTACTTTAATTTCCCTAACGGGGAAATATATTCTTCATATATTTATTGATATGATAGGAATATATAAGATAACAAATCCAAATGGTAAAGTTTATATTGGTCAATCCGTAGATATTGAAAAAAGATGGTATCATTACAGTAAAAAAGATAGTAGAAACCAACCATTATTAAATAGATCATTAATTAAATATGGTATTGAAAACCATAATTTTGAAACTATTGAAGAATGTACTTTAGAACAATTAAATGAACGGGAAATTTATTGGACTCATCAATATAACGCTCTACACCCTCAAGGATTAGTATTAAGAGCTGGAGGTAGAAGCGGGCATTTAAGTGAAGAAATGAAACGTAAAATAGGAGATGGAAATAGAGAAAAAATTGTATCTAATAATACTAAACAAAAACTAAGTTTATCTAAAATGGGGAATTCAAATAGATTAAACACAACTCATACTGAAATAACAAAACAAAAAATGAGTATGTCTCATATGGGAAAAAAAGATTCTGAAGAGACTAAATTAAAAAAAAGCTTATCAGCTAAAGGACGTATAAAAACATCTGAATGGAGACAAAATATAAGCAACTCCCATCCAACAAAAAAACCAGTAGAGCAATATAATATTGATGGGTTAAAATTAAATGAATATATTTCAATTAATGAAGCATCACGACAGACAGGAATTAGAGTAGGAGATATAAGTGCATGTTGTAATAATAAACAAAAAACAACATTTGGGTATATTTGGAAATTTAAACAATAAATAATGAATAAAATAATATACTTATATGAAAATATGTATTTCCTATCTGAATAATATGATTTATAATATATAAATGTTTGGAAATCAATGCTCTGAATCGTATCTTGATAGTATAAAGAAATTAATAATTAAAACCTCTCGATATATAGGTAATCGAATTAAAATTATGAAAATTAAATTTTTTAAAAAGAACGCTTACAAGAATGGATTTGAGTTAAACTTTATTGGAAGTAAGTATAATTTAAGAATTGCAAAATATCAATTTGCATTTTGGAAAAACTATCAACCTATATTTAACTATACTTGGTAAAAAATAATACATATGGTGACACTTGCTATAATAACATTTGCAGCAATTTTAATTAATAAATATTATGGAAAAAGAACTAATTAAATACCACGAGCTTTGTGCAAAAGCAACATTGTATCCAGGAAAGACTATAGAAGAGATTAAAAAAATATTAAATAAAAAATGGAACAACCACAATTAAACATCAGCTTAGATAAAACCACAGCAGCAAGCTGTGATGCATGTCAAAACGAAGTATTCCAAGAAGGAGTATTATTACGTAAAGCATCTCGTTTCTTAACAGGAACCGCTCAAGATGCACTAATCCCCATTCCAGTATTTACCTGTTCTAAATGTGGGCACGTGAATGAGGAATTTATGCCAAAACAATTAAAACAATCTGAATAATGATATATTTAATTATTATTTTCTCTGTAGTAATACTAGGGAGTATTGCTGTATTTGTATCTGTTAATTCAAATCATAAAAAAGAAATTAATATTAATAATCAAAAACTTGATAAAATGTTTGAATTTCTTAGAGATGATATTGCTAGAATTACTCTTCAAGTTAAAGAAGTTAAACAAGAAATTGAAGTAGTAAAACAAATACAACTTGCTAATAGCAAAAGAATTGAAGCATTAGAAAATCAAATAAGTCAGTTAAGATCAGGTACTAATTCAAGATTCTATTAATACATTTAGGTATGCCAAATATATTTGATCATTTAAAAAATATTACAACAACAAAAGGACCTTACTTAGGTGATGAGGGATGGAACAATTATATGATTAATCGTTTCCTTAGTATGGATCAAGACTATGTTGAAGTAGTAAATATTGTTCAAAAGAATACTTGGCAAATGAAGGGAGAATATTTATATAACTTATATAAAGATTTAATTCCTAAACAATATAAATTCCTTAAATATATTAAACCAGCTCATAAAAGTGATTATGCTGTAGAGGAAGTAGAAGCTGTACAATTATATTTTGAAGTAAGTAAGAAAGAAGCAAAACAATATATTAATATGCTTCCTAAAGAAGAACTAAAAACAATTACACAACAAATTAATGGAAAATAAAGATAAATCTGTTTTAGAATTCGAAAAAGAATATCCTATACTAGCAGAAGGTTTTAAAGAGATTCAAAAAGAACAATACGAATTGTTTGCTCGTAAAATGCTTTCATACGGTTTAGGAAATATCTCAATGGGGACTAATTTACAAAATGACGAGGAAATAAATTTATCTTTAACTGCAATTTGGATCCGTTCAATGGATAAAATGCAACGTTTAAAACAATTAGTCTTACTCAAAAGAAATAATCCATTAGATAATGAACCAGTAGAAGATGCCTATACTGATCTATCTAACTATTCAATTATTGCTATGCTTGTAAAAGCAGGCAAATGGAAAAAATAATGGCCAAAAAAGAAAAATTAACTGAGATTGAACATAAAGTTCAACATCACAGACCTCCTGAATTAAATTATAGCTATCAAAAAGCCATATCTTATTCTCAGTATTCAGTTTGGGCAACTTGCCCTCATCAATGGTATAATAGTTACGTATTAAACCTAAATCCATACTCAAATAGTATTCATACATTGTTTGGAACAGCAATGCACGAGACATTACAAAATTACTTAACAGTAATGTTTGAAAATTCTGGTGCATATGCTGATACTATGATTAAATTAGATGAATACTTCCAAGAAAAATTCATCCAATTATATCAAAAACATTACGAAACAACAGGAGAGCATATTTCTAATGCTGTTGAAATGCGTGAGTTTTATGAGGATGCTAAAGCAATATTAACTTGGTTTAAGAAAAAACGTGCTAAATACTTCTCAAACAGAGGATGTAAGTTAGTAGGTATTGAGTTACCTTTATTAGTCAACGTTTCAAACAATATATTCCTAAAGGGATTCATAGACGTTGTAATCTATGATACTGATTTAGATAAACTTTATATATACGATATAAAAACATCTACTCGTGGATGGTCCGATAAAGAAAAAAAAGATGAAAAGAAAACAGCACAACTCCTCCTATACAAAGAATTCTTCGCAAAACAGTATAACTTCGATGTTGAAAAAATTGAAGTTGAGTTTTTTATTGTTAAAAGAAAAATATTTGAAACGGACGATTTTGTAATCCCTCGTGTTCAACAATTCAAACCTGCTAGCGGTAAAGGAAAACGTAGAAAAGCAGTTGACAATATTGAAAGATTCGTAGCAGATTGTTTCGATTCAGTTGGAAAAGCAATAGAAAAGCCGTATACTAAGATAGTAGGAGAAAGCAGTTGCCGATGGTGTCCATATAGTAACACAGAGCATTGCAATCAAATCGCATCTTCTTAAATACTTATATATTTATATATGATATTAGATTATTAACTAAAATATATAACAATGGCAAAGATGCAATTAACAAGTGTTAAAGTTCCTGAAGATTTATTCGAAGAATTTAAAATAGCATGCGTTAAGTATAAATTTAGCGTACAGAAATTAACAGAAAGATGTATGTTCTTATACTTAACAAATGAAGAATTCAGACAGAATATTCATAATCAACTAGATACACAATTACCAGAAGAAAAATAAAAACAAAACAACGTTATGATAAAAGAAGGTTACATTCCCCAACAAGATCGTAAAAAAATCCTATTATTGTGTGATGATATTCGAATGACTTCGGGTATTTCAACTATGGCACGAGAAATTGTAATAGGTACTTCACATCGTTTTAATTGGGTGAATTTAGGTGGTGCAATTAATCATCCTGATCAAGGTAAACGATTTGATTTAAATGAAGATACCAACAAACAAACAGGTATTACAGATGCTAGTGTTTATCTTTATCCTATTAATGGATATGGAGATCCAATGATTTTAAAACAAATCATGGAAATAGAAAAACCAGATGCTATTATGTTCTTTACCGATCCAAGATATTGGACTTGGTTATTTCAAATGGAACATGAAATTCGTAGTAAAATTCCAATGATCTATTTAAATATTTGGGATGATCTACCTTACCCAATGTATAATAAATCATATTATGAATCTTGTGATGCATTAATGGCAATTTCTAAACAAACAGAAAATATTAATCAAGTTGTATTAGGAAATAAAGCTAAAGATAAAGTAATTAAGTATGTACCTCATGGTATCAATGAAGATCAATTCTTCCCTATTACTTCATTACACACAGAATATCTATCATTAAAAGATTTTAAGAAAAATTTGTATGGTGGTAAAGAATTTGATTTTACCTTACTATATAATGCTCGTAATATTAGACGTAAATCAGTTCCTGATTTGATGTTAGGATGGAAAATATTCACTGACCGATTATCAATTGAAGAAGCTAAAAAATGTGCTTTAGTAATGCATACTCAAATTAGAGATGAAAATGGTACAGATTTACAAGCAGTTAAAGACATGATGTTTGGGTATAATGAACAATATAACATTATATTCGATGAAAGCAGATATGCTACACCAGGAATGAATTTACTTTACAATGCTACTGATGCAACTGCATTAATTAGTTCAAACGAAGGTTGGGGACTATCATTAACAGAAGCAATGATGTGTGGTAAACCAATTATCGCTACTGTAACAGGTGGTATGCAAGATCAAATGGCATTTAGAGATGAAAAAGGTAAATTAATTAAATTTACTGAAGAATTTGGCTCAAATCATAGAGGCAAATATAAAGCTCACGGAAAATGGGCCTATCCAGTATTCCCATCAAACTTATCAATTGTAGGTTCTATTCCAACACCTTATATTTTTGATGATAGAGCTGAACCATTTGATATAGCTGATCAAATTGAATTGCTATATAAAACTAAAATGGAACAACCTGATGAATACAAAAACCAATGTGAAGCGGCTCGTGAATGGGTTACTTCAGATGAATCAATGCAATCAGCAAGATGGATGTGTAAAAATGTAATAGATACATTTGAAGAAACATTTGCAAACTTTACTCCAAGAAAATCATTTGAATTAATTAAAGTAGAGACACCAAAACAACCATTTCATTACGTAAAAACAGTTATAGCAAAATAAATATGAAACCACTATTAGTTATAAGTTGTCCATTGGACACATATTCAGGTTATGGTGCACGATCAAGAGATATCGTTAAAGCATTAATTAAATCTGAAAAATATGAAATTAAAATATTATCACAAAGATGGGGAAATACTCCATTTGGATTCTTAAAACAAGATAATCCAGAACATAAAGCAATGTTAGATTGTATTTTATCTACTCCACAACTCCCTAAACAACCTGATATTTGGATGCAAGTAACTGTTCCAAATGAATTTCAAGCACAAGGTAAATTTAATATTGGGTTTACAGCAGGTATTGAAACCACAGTTTGTGATGCTAGTTGGATTGAAGGTTTAAATAGAATGAATTTAAATTTAGTATCTTCAAATCATGCTAAAACAGTATTCCAAAATTCTAAATTTGAAAAACGTAATAATCAAACTAATCAAGTTGAAGGTATTATTGAATTAACAGCTCCAATTGAAGTATTTTTTGAAGGTGCTGATACTGATATTTATAAAAAAATTGATACATTTACTTCAAAAGATTTATATAATCAATTAGATAATATTCCTGAAAAATTCAATTATTTATTTGTAGGACATTGGCTACAAGGTGAAGTTGGTCAAGATAGAAAAGATGTTGGTATGTTAATCAAAACATTCTTAGAAACATTTAAAAACAAACCAACACAACCAGGTTTAATTTTAAAAACTCAAGGTGCTACTCCATCAATTATGGATAGAGATGAAATGTTAACTAAAATTCAAGCTATTAGAGTTGCTGTTGGTGGAGATAAATTACCAAACATTTATTTATTACATGGTGAATTTAGTGATGAAGAAATTAATGAATTATATAATCATCCTAAAGTAAGTGCATTTGTATCATTTACTAAAGGTGAAGGTTATGGACGTCCATTATTAGAATCATCAATTGCTCAAAAACCAGTAATTACTTCTAATTGGAGTGGACATATTGATTTCTTAGATCCTAAAATGTCAACATTATTATCAGGTGAAGTTAAACAAATTCATCCAAGTGCTGTAGTACAAAATATGTTAATACCTGAATCAGGTTGGTTTACAGTTGATTATGTTAAAGCATCTAAAGTATTAGAAGATGTTTATAAGAACTATAAAAAATATATTGATGGAGCAAAAAGACAATCGTATCGTTCCCGTACTGAATTTAGTTTAGAAAAAATGAGTGAATTATTAATCAAAATACTTGATGAAAAAGCTCCTAAACCAGTAGAATTAAAATTACCTCAATTAAAGAAAATAGAATTACCTCAATTAAAGAAAATTAAATAAAATGACTTCTAAGGAATTCGTTGTTTGGATGAAAGGTATTGTAGCTGCTAGTAACAACTACAATATCACCCCAAATACTTGGGATACTATTAAAGAAACACTTGAAAAAGTTGATGATAATGAACCTCATATTCAACTTTTCCCATATACCCAGATTAAAGGTATAAATTATACAGAAACACGTTCAGATAAAATAAAAAACGATGATTGAAAAATTAATAGAATGCCCTAGATGTGGCTCAAATGCTTGCTCTGAAATGTCAGACGACAAGATTATTATATGGTTATGTATGGGGTGTGGTTTTACCACTAATACCTTTATGACACCTGAAAATGCTGTTAAAGCTGAAGAAGTTATTCCTAATTTATATAAAGATTTAAAATTTATAGATAAAAAAGGATTAGCATGGTATCCAAATTCAGTAACATTAGAAGACAAATCAATGGTGTTTGCTGATGGTACAAATAAAACTGATTGGAAATGGGCTTCTGTAAAATCAATTGAAGTTCCTGAAGAAGATAGAGAAAAATTTAAAGGATCCACTCATAGAGCAGATATGACTACACTTAAACATTTTGAAGAAAAAGATTTTATGGACGCTTTAGAGTATGTAGGATACTTTGATAAAAAATAATATTATGAAAATTAGTTATGCAATTACAGTTTGTAATGAACTAGAAGAAATTAAACAATTAGTCTCATTTTTATTGAAACATAAACGAAAACAAGATGAAATCGTTGTGTTAATGGATGAAAATGGAACACAAGAAATAAATGATTTCCTTTTAGATTCTGTAGGAAAAATTAAAATCGCTAAATTCCTATTCAATAAAGATTTTAGTGCATTTAAAAATCACTTAAATTCATTATGTTCAGGAGATTATATCTTTAATATTGATGCTGATGAAATTCCTTCCGAAACATTAGTAAAAAATCTACCCCAAATAATAGAATTAAACCCAGATATTGTAGCATATGCTGTACCTAGAGTAAATACTGTAGAAGGACTAACTCAGGAACATATCCAAAAATGGGGATGGAATGTAAATGAAAAAGGATGGGTTAACTATCCTGATTATCAATCTCGCATTTATAAAAATGATCCTGAGATATTTTGGGAAAGAAAAGTACATGAAAGATTAAATACTTGGGAAGATACTCAACCACTACCAATGGAAACTGAAGATTGGGTTTTATATCACCCCAAAGATATAGCACGACAAGAAAAACAAAACGCACTTTATAGTACAATATGAAAATAAAAGTTAATCACTTTAATAAAGAATCATTTGAGAAAAGGTTCGATGCCTTAAAACACATCGACTTTTCTTTATTCATAGATGCTATTCCTGAATCACAAGAAGAATTATCACCTATTAATATAATGGTATTACAAGAACCAAATGAATATTTTGGATATCATGATTGGGCAATTGAAAATAAAGAATTATTCTCATTTATATTAACTTGGGATGATAAAGTATTAAACAATTGTGATAATGCTAGTTTATTATTATTTGGACATACTTGGTTTAAACCAGATCAATATGATAAAGATAAAACAAAGAAATTTGAAGTAACCCACTTACGAGGAAATCTGTTAAAAACATATGGTCAATCTTTAAGACATGAATTATTAGCTAGACAAAATGAAATTGTAGTACCTAAAAATTTCTATGATGTTTATGGAGATAGACACAATATTGAGGATGCTCGTTTAGGTAAAGAAAAATTATTCGGTAATTCAATGTTTGGAGTTGCAATTGAAAATACTCAACACAATGGATATTTTACAGAAAAAATATTAGATTGCTTCTTACAAAAAACAATTCCAATCTATTGGGGATGTTCTGATATAATAGATGTGTTTAACTCAGAAGGAATTATTACATTCACGAGTGTAGATGATGCTATTCGTAAAATAAATGGATTAAATGAAGAATATTATTGGAATAGACAAGCAATAATTGATGAAAATTATCAAAAAGCATTACAATTTGTTGATTACGAACAAAATATATACAATAAAATAGAAGAAATATTTAAATTTAATAATATAATATGAAAAAAGTTTGGTACGCCCCTAATAAATTCGAATCATACGGAGAAGAAGAAATAAAAGCAGTAGAAGCTTGTTTAAGAGATGGATGGTTAGCAGGATTTGGTCCTCGCTCTATTGAATTTGAAGAAAAAATTGCTAAAGAATTTGGAAAGAAATACGGTGTGTTCGTTAACTCAGGTTCATCAGCTTGTCTTTTAGCATTAGCTGTATTAAAACTACCTAAAGGTATTAAAGTCATTACTCCGGCTTGTACATTCTCAACTACTTTAGCTCCTATTATTCAGCTAGGTCTTACTCCAGTATTTGTTGATGTAGACTTAACTACCTATGTTCCTACAGTTAAAGACATGATTGATGCTGTTACTAATGAAGTTAAGGCAATTATGGTTCCTAACTTAATAGGTAATAAACCAGATTGGAAACTATTAAAATCAGAATTAAAACGAATTGGAAGAGAAGATATTATCATTATCGAAGATTCAGCTGATACTATTTCACATACAGAAGATACAGATATCTCAACTACAAGTTTTTATGCATCACATGTTATTACAGCAGGTGGTATGGGTGGTATGGTAATGTTTAATGATGAAAAATTACGTGATATATGTTTACAATTCAGAGATTGGGGTCGTATGGGAGACAACTCTGAAATTATGGATGATAGATTTAATCACGTTGTTGATGGGATTCCTTATGATCATAAATTCTTATATGATGTTTTAGGTTATAATTTTAAATGTAGTGAGATGAGTGCCGCGTTTGGATTGGTGCAAATTAAGCGATTTGAAACGTTTAAACAAATTCGTCGAGCCAACATTGAGCGTTATTTGGAAAACTTAAAAGACGTTGAAGAAATATTGTTACCTAACGATAGTATTGAACCAAACTGGTTAGCTATTCCATTACAAACCGAAAGACGTTTAGAATTATTAACATTCCTAGAAGAAAATAATATCCAAACCCGAGTAACATTTGCCGGAAACGTAACCCGTCACCCTATCTATAGAGATTACTTACAAGACTTCACTAATTCAGATTTAATCATGAAGAATGGTTTCCTATTAGGAGCACACCACGGGATGACTTTAGAGGATGTAGATTACGTTTGTGATAAAATTAAAGAATTCTTTAAAAATGGAAAATAAAAAAATAGTTTATGTAACTGGTTGCTTAGGATTCATTGGATCCTATGTTACTAGAACATGTTTAGATAAAGGTTGGTATGTAAAAGGAGTTGATAAAATGACTTATGCTGCTAATAAAGAATTATTAGATGAATTTAAAGAATATGATAATTTTTCATTTGTAAATTGTGATATTAACGATCTTAAATTTTTATATGAATGTGATTATATTATCAATACAGCAGCTGAAACACACGTAGGAAATTCAATTGCAAATAGTGATGATTTTGTTCATTCTAATATAAATGGAGTTCATACTCTTTTAGAACTAATAAAAAATCATAGAGGAGAAAACACTAAAAAACCAATTCTATTACACTTCAGTACTGATGAAGTATATGGAGATATAGCAGATGGAGTTCACGATGAAAAACATTTACTAAAACCAAGTAATCCATATTCAGCAACTAAAGCAGCTGCTGATATGTTAATAATGGCTTGGAATAGAACTTATGATTTACCATATATTATTGTAAGACCAACTAACAATTATGGTGTTGGTCAATATGTTGAAAAATTAATTCCTAAAACAATTAAATACTTACATTTAGGAAAGAAAATTCCATTACATAATGGTGGAACACCTATTCGTAATTGGTTACATGCTCAGGATACTGCTAATGCAATTATTACTATTATTGAAAGTGGTAAAGAAAACGAAATTTATAACATTTGTGGAGGATTTGAGCGATCTAATTTTGAAACTGTATTAAATGTTATTAAATTATACAACGGAGATAAAGACGTAGACAAATATCTTGATTTAAGTTACTCTAGAATAGGACAAGATGTAAGATATGCTTTAGATGATACTAAATTAAGAAATTTAGGATGGAAACCTAAAGTATTATTTGATAAAGAATTAAAATATATAGTAGAATATTATAAAAATAAATTTATATGGTAACAAAAGATCAATTAATTTCATTTGAAAATAAAATTGGAGATCTTTTTAATCAAGGACATATAAAATCCCCTATCCATTTATACTCAGGAAACGAAGATTCTATTATAGAAGTTTTTAAAGATATTGATATAGAGAATGATTGGGTTTGTTGTACGTGGAGAAATCATTACCAAGGTTTACTAAAAGGTATTCCTGAAAACATATTACAAGAAAATATAATGAATGGTAAATCAATGGTTATGAATTTACCTGAATATAAATTTATATGCAGTTCCATAGTAGGAGGTATTCCTTCTATTGCAGCAGGTATAGCATTTGCTATAAAACACCAAAATAAAAATAATAAAGTTTGGTGTTGGATTGGAGATATGAGTGCAGAAACAGGAGCATTTCATGAAGCATATAAATATAGTGTAAATCACAATCTCCCTATTATATTCATAGTAGAAGATAATAAAAAATCAGTATGTACTCCCACTCCAGATATTTGGAATAGAGAACAACCTTATTATTTAAATTCAAAATATGAAGGTGGAATATTAAAACAGCCAAACTTATATTATTATCAATATACTAATAAAAAATATCCTCATGCCGGAGCAGGAATGAGAGTTCAATTTTAATACTATGAAATACTTTGATGAATTAAAAAAAGCTATGAGTTTATTAGCTGAGCATCCTAAAACAATATTCATAGGACAGGCTGTAGAATATGAAGGAACAGGATTATATGATTCACTTAAACATCTTCCTAATAATAAAAGAATAGAACTTCCGGTAGCAGAATATTTTCAAACAGGATTAGCAAATGGGATAGCAATTGAGGGAATGATCCCAGTATCAACATATCCAAGATGGAACTTCTTACTAATGGGAGTTGATCAAATAGTTAATCACTTAGATAAATTTAAAACGATGTCTAATGGAAAACTTCAGCCTAAAGTTATTATTAGAGTAGCAGTAGGTAGTGAGAGACCAGTAGATCCTCAATGTCAGCATAAAGGTAATTTCTCAGATGCTTTTAGATCAATGCTAAAGAATACTGAAGTAATTGAATTAATAGAACCGAAAGATATATTACCTGCTTATGAAAAAGCATTAAATAGAGAAGATGGAGTAAATACTATCTTAGTAGAGTTTGCAGATTTTAGTAAAGAAAAATAAATTTAAATGATAATATATATTGATATAGATGAGACTATATGTAGAAGTCCTAATGTACCTGATTATACTACTAGCAAACCTATTAAAAAAAATATAACTAAAGCAAATAAATTATATGATCAAGGTCATACTATAGTTTATTGGACTGCTAGAGGAACTAAAACCGGAATTGATTGGACTGAAGTAACAAAAAAACAATTTAAAGAATGGGGAGTGAAATATCACGATCTAAAATTCGGAAAACCAGTCTATGACCTATTTATAGACGACAAAAATATGAATACTAAAGAATGGAATAAAAATATTAAATTAAACTAAAAAAATAATATAAAAACAAAAATTGTTATGAATAACGAAATTTTTAAAAATCTGTTTGTATTAGAATTAGCTAATAACCATTGGGGTTCTTTAAGCAGAGGAAAACAAATTATAAAAGAATTTGCTAAGGTTGTTAAAGAAAATAAAATAAAAGCAGCTATTAAACTACAGTTTAGAGATGTAGATAATTTTATTCATAAAGACTTTAAACAAGAAGGTAAAAATGTAGAATTAACTGCTTTACCTAAGCGTACTAGATACATTCAAAAAACTTCTAAAACAAAATTAACATATAATGAGTTTAAAGAATTAATTGATTATATTAAAAAACATGACTGTATCCCAATGTCAACACCATTTGATGAAAAATCAGTTGATTGGTGTGTAGAAATGGATCTACCTATTATTAAAATAGCTAGTTCAGATATTAATGACTGGTTATTATTAAATAAAATAGCTAAAACTAAAAAACCTGTAATTATATCTACAGGTGGAGCTAATGATAAGCAAATTAATGATGTTATAAAGTTTTTTACCAACCGTAATATACCTATAGCTGTTAATCATTGTGTATCAAAATATCCAAGTGAAGATAATGAATTAGAATTAGATCAAATTGATTATTTAAAAAATAAATATCCTGATTTAATTATTGGTCTTTCAACTCATGAATACCATGATTGGCATTCATCAATGTATATTTCTTATGCTAAAGGGGCTAGAACGTGGGAAAGACATATTGATATTCCATACCCTGAAGGTCATGAGCAAAAAGAAGTATCTAATTATTGTTCATTACCTCACCAAATAGATGAATGGTTTAAAGCATTTAATAAATCTAAAATTATGTGTGGTACCTCATTAAATGAAAGAAGAGTTATTGATGAAAAAGAATCTAAATATTTAGAATCACTTTATAGAGGTCTTTATTTAAAACAAGACTTAATTAAAGGTACTAAAATAACTCTAGAACATTTATATAGTGCTATTCCCTATCAAAAAGAAATAGAACATATTACTTCCAGAGATTATTTTGATAGTGATTTTATTTTAAATAAAGATTTAAAGAAAGATACACCACTAACTAAAAACGACATTATTTAATGAAAGTTTCGGATATTATAATAAACTTTTTAGAAAAAAAAGGTATTAATACAGCCTTCACTATATCCGGTGGGGGCTGTATTCATTTGATAGATTCCCTACGTAAGTCTAATATGGATGTTATTTGCCCACACCACGAGCAAGCAGCATTAATGGCTAGTGAAGGATATTATAGAATGACTAATAAAATGGCTGCTAATATTGTAACTACAGGTCCTGGAGGTACAAATACTATAACAGGTTTACTTGGACTATGGTTAGACAGCATACCCTCTATTATTATTTCAGGACAAGTACCTTCTAATCAGTTATCTGAAGGAACAGGATGTAGACAAATAGGTGATCAAGAATTTGATATTATTAGTATAGTTAAACCTATGACTAAGTATGCTAAAATGATTACTGATGCTAATTCTATATTTGAAGAATTAGAAAAAGCTTATCAATTAGCCTTAGAAGGCAGACCAGGTCCTGTTTGGTTAGATATACCTTTAGATATACAAGGCACTAATATAGAGGAAAATAATGAATTAAAAATATTTTATCCTACTCAAGAATATAAGTGTTCAGAACAAAATTTAGAACATTTTAAAAAAATACTTGAACAATCTAAAAAACCATTAGTTGTAGTAGGTAACGGGATTAGATTATCTAATACTTATAATGAATTAAATAATTTTTTGATTAAAACAGGAATCCCAGTAGTAACAGGACCTCACTCAGGTGTTGATGCTGTTGATAATACTTTAGAATATTATAGCGGTAGGATTGGGATTTTAGGTCAATTAACATCTAATAAAATAGTTCAAGAAGCTGATTTAATTATATCATTAGGTAGTAGATTACCTGTTAAAATGACAGGTTATAATATCCCTGAATTTTCTCCTAACTCAAAGAAAGTATTTGTAGATATTGATTTATTTGAAGTTAAAAAACATAAATTTAATGTTGATTTAGCTATTATAACTGATCTTAGAAATTTCTTTTCTAGTATTAGTAATACAAATTATAATTTAGATATATCCGAATGGCAATCATTTGTACTTAAAACCAGATTAACACAACAATATTATTATCCAAAACATAAACAATTAAAGGAATATGCTAGTTTTTATTATTTAATAAACAAAGCACCTAAAATATTTAAAAATACTCCTATAATTACTAGTAATGGAACTGCTCACGTTATAACATTACAAACATATCAGCTAAATAAAGATCAAAGATTATTTACAAATGTTGGTTGTGCTAGTATGGGCTATGGCTTACCATCAGCTATAGGTGCTTGTATAGGTAATAATAAACAGGATGTAATATGTGTTGAAGGAGATGGTAGTATAATGATGAATTTACAAGAACTTGAAACTATAAAAGGTTATAAGTTACCTGTAAAAATAATCTTAATTAATAATGATGGTTATTTATCAAT